ACATCATTGTCTGCACACACAACCACAGTCTTGTCTGGGTAGGCCCTCAGAATTTGATCGACAACTGGACCAAGGTTTCCGCATGAAAACGCTGCCACTGTTGGGTGGCCTGTGGCCTCGTGGAGGGTGATGGCAGTGGCTATACCTTCGCAGACTTGTAGTATCTTCTTTTCACTTGTGATGTGCCCCACAAGCCATGACATCCCAGACACGCGTCCGCCCTCGAGGAAGTGTTTGTGGCCGTCCTCGTCAATCTCTTGTATGTTTTGAATTTCCAGCCAACCAACAGCATACATAGGCACTAGGAGGTTTTCACCATGCTCGCCTAGGGCGACCCTGAGCTGATACTCTTTCTGTGGCCTAAGTCCCTTGGACTCTAGGTATCTGTGCCCCCTGTCAACTACTGGTCTGGCGTATGACCAGTTCTTCCTAGCAATATCTGCTGCACGCTGTTGCTTGGCTTGGACCTCAGCCTCAAAGTCAAGCTTTGCTTTCCTGATTAGTTCATTTAGTTCTTCAGGAACTGGATGGTGATTTGGTTTCTTGCTACCTCTAGGTGGTGCAGATGACCATCTGAGTTGCTCGCCACCGTTTGCCCAGTCTCCCACTATAGCATGGTAGTATGCCTTGCCGTTTGCGTGGTGCTCGAACCCTATGTACCACCCCGACTTCCTCGAGTGAGCGTCAAACCTGTGAATCTGTCCGTCAAAGACTGGGTCAACAATATCATAGCCATGTTGTTTTGCAAATTTGGAAAACTCCTGCAACATATAGATGGTCTTTTCCTTTCGTCCTCAAAAGGCATCCATTCATCAACGACCTGTAAGAAAGAGGGCCTCTGCATGGTGGACGATTTCCACGCCGTTGTACACACGTTTTCGGCCCGCTTTGTTAACAAAAATATACTACTATTTTTGAAAAATAAATATTATTTTTTTAACACAAAAGTTTTTTTATAAAACATCATGATTAATAAAAAAAAATAAGTAAAAAAAAGCAATTACTTTTTTCCTAAAAAAGTATTCTTAATAAGACAAAAGATAGGTTTTATTATTTAAACAATTTTTTTTAAACAACAATAACTTTTTTTAAAAAAAAGTATAACAAAATTTATTGCACTAATTTTTTATGGCTGCCTCCAGGGCCTGTCTTTGTTCTTTGGCTACATTAATACACTCAATAGCAGCTAGTCTGAACTGCTCGCGTTCAGATATGATTGTTAGCCGGCCACAAAGATAAGCAAGAGGAACAGCCGTGATCAGTACCCCCATTAAAAATGGGACTATAGTAGTGTACAGTATATCTTTATCAACATTTATCATAAGCCCTCCCGAACGGAGACTGTCGACTTTAGGTGGCAGAGGAAGTTCGTTTTCTGTAACATAATTGTAGACAATATACACGTGTCGGATGTATCACGGAAGCAAGCGTTGAGAAGTATATTGAAAATCAAAAGGGAAAATAATTGATGAATCTTACAATAAAACTTCCAGTAATATGTGATAAGCAAACGACTGCTGTTTTGTCTGAGACTGTTTACAGATATACGGAATCCTTCAATCGAGTGTCTGTTGTAGGCTGGCAACAAAAAAGAATTAATGGTGTTGAACTGCATAAGCTTACTTATTACAATGAAAAAGAAGCGTCCAAACTTCCTAGCCAACTCGTTTGTTCCGCCAGAGTAAAAGCTACAGAAGCTTTGAAATCTGCTAAATCCAATCTCAAAAACGGAAGAAAAGTTTCTATTCCAAAATCTATTAGATGCCCAATTAGATATGACACCCGTTCGTATAGAATTGACTTTACTAAAAATATTGCTTCGCTTGCCACTATAGAAGGCAGAAAAATTGTTAACATATTTATTCCAGAATTTTATAAAAACAAGCTTTCCTGGAAGGTGTGTTCGGCTGATTTGTGTATGACTAAGAATCAGAAGTTTTTTCTGCATGTAAGCATGGAGACTGAAGAGCAATTGATAAAACCAAGCGGTAAGGTTATTGGTGTTGATCTCGGAATCAATAGACCTGCCGTTACTAGCGATAATAATTTTTTTGGGGAAAAAAGATGGAAAGAGGTTGAGGCACGAAATTTTAGACTGAAACGGCAACTTCAAGCGAAAGGCACTAAGTCTGCTAAGAGGCATTTGAAAACTCTTAGTGGAAAAGTAAACCGCTTCCGCAAGGATTGCGATCACGTTTTGTCTAAAAAGATTGTTACAAGCGCAAATGAAGGCGACACTGTAGTTTTGGAAATTTTGAAAAACATTCGCAAAAGAGTTAAGGCAAGAAAAAAGGAAAGAAGAAAAATACACGCTTGGAGTTTCGAAAGACTTAGAACTTTTCTTTCCTATAAATCTAAACTGTATGGTGTCTTTGTTGATTATGTTGAACCCCGATATACAAGCCAAAGATGTTCTGATTGTGGACATGTTGAAAAGTCCAACCGAAAACAATCTTGGTTCAAGTGTAAAGTCTGTGGTTTTCAACATAATGCAGACCTCAATGCTGCTCGTAATATTCGTTTCGTCTACCTTGATAGTAAGGGTATATCCGTTACTATCGGGCCGCATGTCAATCGGCCTATCGTCCCAGCACCCTGCTAGGGACAAGCTGCCTGCTTTAGCTGGCAGTTATTGACCTTTGCAAAATATCCAGTACTCAGTTGGGGGCTTTCGATACCGTTCAAGGTCAACACCAGCTAGCTCAGGTATTTTGCTATAGTCTACTGACCCCTTTCTGGTTGACTTCACAATCTTAACATTGTTAATCCTAAGTCGCCTGTGTTGTGAAAAGACACTAGCCTCTAAGATTTTTTTCCTCAACCCCTCTTCTTCACGAGCCACCACCTCTAGCAACGACCTGGACTGTGACCACCGCTCTACAAGAATACTAAGGTCTTGGTCACTGACCCTAACATAGTCGCGCTCGGTTAGGGGGGGAGGTGTTCTGCTGCGTACTTTCCCCCAGAAAGAAAGCTCCTCGCCAAGAAGTTTTTCGTGGTACAGGGGGTCTGGCTTTACTATTTTGATCTTGATCTTGTCCTGAGGCTCGCTGTACTTGACATAGTGCAGCTCTACAGCGTCGGTTATCATCATCTGGTGCTGAAGCTGAGGCCAGTGATGCTCTACAATGTCGTCTGACTCGAACACGCGCTCGCCAACAAACTTAAACTCAACAATAATTTTTTTTTCCTGACTCCACCCGTCTAACGATGCCCTCAGCATGGGAAAGTCCTCAGACTGAACCAACAGGGGTTTGACCTCTAGGCCACTCTCAAGACAATACATGTTGCGGGCACGGGTCTCGTAGGTGTGGCCCTTCTGTTTTATAAACTCGTTGCCGCCAGAATAGTCAGCTAGCCCAAGCTTTTCTTCCCACAACTGGTACGGCGTCCTGTAGGGGGAAACACCCATGATGATAGGAGCATCAGAACTACCAATGCCTCCTCGCCTCCACTCGAGCCATTGATTAGTGTTTTGTTCCATGCGACTTTTCCTTTCTTATCTGTTCAAAGTATAAACTAAAATCTGTATCTTAGTTTAATGTATTAAAAAAATAAATAAATTTTTTTTATTTTTTTTGTTTTTTTCTTTACATAAACGTGATATATTACTCAATCACAGTTACAGTTGAATGTTTAACTCAGAGAGGATAACAGAACACATATGCGTACCACAAAAGACCCTTTACTGTTGCAGCTGCTTGAGTGGTGTGCTAGGCCGGGAAACACTCAGGCTCGTCTAGCTGTTGAGTTGGGTTATAAGACCACATGTACTATTGCAGCATGGATTTTTCGAGGCCGCATCCCCGACAATCGAAGAAAACAGGTGCAAGATTTTTTAACGCAACAAACAGAAAGAAAAAGAAAGGAAACATTATGACCACTAACTTTAAGGACAAAATTCAAACAGGTGTGCCACAACAAAACCATTTAGTTTTGATCTACGGCATATCTGGCATTGGAAAGACAACCTTTGCAGCATCTGCACCAAAGCCTATTTTTATTGCCCCAGAAAACGGCACTGGTCTCCTGGATGTTGCTAGGTTTCCAGAGCCTAAAAGTTTTGAGGACACACAAAACATGCTGAACTACCTCACAGTTGAACACCATGACTACCAAACCCTTGTGGTTGATAGTGTTGACTGGCTTGAGTATGTCTTTCACAGGGAAATTTGTTCGCGCTATAAGGTAAAGTCTATAGAGCTAGCAGCTGGTGGTTATGGAAAAGGCTATGTAGAGGCATTTAACATGTTCTTAGACTTGAAAGAGATGTTGTCTGCCCTAAGAAAAAAGATGAACATCATCCTTATTGCTCATTCTGAGATAACAAACTTTTCTGACCCCCAACAGCAGGCCGAGTACCATCGCTATCACATTAAACTTCACAAAAAAACAGCAGCACTAATGAAAGAGTTTGTGGACAGTGTCCTGTTTGCTAACTTTAAGATCCTCACCAAGGAAGAGGGCTTGCGTACCAGAGCCTACGGTGACGGAGAGAGGGTGCTGTACACTGAGTCTCGCCCTGGGTTTGAGGCAAAAAACAGGTTTAGCCTGCCGTTTGAGCTTCCACTGTCGTGGGAAGAGTATGCAGCAGCTGTCAAACAACCAACCAATCTGCCCCAACTGGTTGAGTCTATCCTAGCTCTGGCAAACCAAATTCAAGATCAAGACCTAAAAAATAAGGTGTATGCTAGTCTGGACATAAATAAAAATAACTCAAAAATGTTGTTGTCAATAAAAAATAGACTTCAACAACTCGTTAACTCTTAGCT